AAAATAGAGACTTATCTCTTATACCTGACGATGAAATTTTAAGATCTAATTTAATTAAGAAATGGCAAAGTATAGATTACGGAAATGCTCACAGTGAATGGCACGCGGCTAATACTATAAATGAGCATAATAATATAGAGTTAAATAAAGTAAAGATGAATGTAATAACAGAAGGAGTAAATTTTCAAGTTATTAGAGGAACTGGAGTGTTTGTATCTATATATAAAGACCCTGACAGTTCAAAGATTCAACAATCATCTCGAAAAGAAACTAGTGCATTAGCAGACGATGCTAAAGACACTCCAGTGATAGACGATACTTTAAGTGGAAAATATTATGTAAGTGGAACTAAGTATATATATGATTCAAACTTTGAAACATATAAGTATAAAACGCTATTTCAATTAAGAAAAATGAACTGGAAAGCTGAAAAAAACGTATTATAATAATGCATAATTTTATAAATTTAAACAGTAAGCATAATAATTTTACTAAAGGAGTATTTTTAGATTCATTCGACGAGCCTACTTACTTAACTTTTGCTTTGGATTTTAGATTTGAAGATGCCCCGTCGTCGTCAGCAGTGGATGAAATAAATTTAAAAAATAGTCCGTTATTTAATTCCTCAGGATCAGCTAGTGCTACGAACTTCTTAACAAATCGCGGATATCTGGCTCAAGCAGACGGCCTTGCTACATTTAGAGAGATACTTAGGCATTTGACTTTTAATGCTCCTTGGTACTTTCAATCGATCTCCGGATTAGATAAATTATATGAAACAAACACTGATATGTCTAAAGGATGGAAAGGAGATAAAGCGATATTAGAAATAAAGACTTTAGAGGCAGTTGATTTAAGAATATCGGAGCTTGCAGGATTATATAGAAATGCAATATTTGATGCTAAGCATAGAAGGGAACGAGTTCCTGACAATCTTAGATGGTTTTCAGTTGATGTTTATATAGCAGAATTTAGAAATTTGAGATTTAGATTACCAGGAGAAACTCAAGGAATAGCAAACGCCCTGGGAGTTGATACCGGATCTATAGGTAATATAGTAGGAGGAGGAAATATCCTATCTAATGTAATGGATGAATATGGATTTATTAAATTTACATGTAGACAGTGCGAGTTTGACTTTTCTGAATCTTTACCTGGAGGCCAAAAATACAGTGTAGGAGGAGATGATAGATCCCCAGATAGTAATAAATTTGCTATAAAAGTAGGATGGTTTGAAGAGGAAGCTAAATTCGGTGACGGTACTAAAATATACGAAGATCCTGAAAAAACAAGTGTACGTAATCCATGGGGATTAAGAAACATGTCAAATAAAGTAGAGAATACTGCTAATTTCCTAAGTGGACTTCCAATTATAGGAGACGATATTCAAAAAGCAGGGCAAAAATTTTCTAACAGTCTATCTAAAGTAGGAGGATTTATTAATCCTGCGTTACAGGCAGCAAGTCAATTTATAGAACCTCCAGTAGATAGTTTAGGGGATGCATATAGTGAAGGATACGCTTCTAATGGAGATAAAGTTCCACCTAAACAAAATCCAACAGATGAAAACGTGTATGGAAATTAACAGTATAATATAACATGGATAAGTACGATCAGACCTATATAGGAATAGTAGAAAACATTAAGGACGAAAGAAAAGAAGGCCGATGTAAGATACGAGTTTTTGGATTACATGAAGGAGTAGAATCAGAAGATCTTCCTTATGCACATCCACAACAGAAAAGCACATATTTCGGAGCCGGTGGAGCAGCAGGTTCAATATCGATACCGAAAGTAGGATCAGTTGTTGCAGTAAAATTTAACAACGGTAATGAGTATAGCCCTGAGTATTATGGAATACACGAGTTAGAAGAAGGAATTAAGAAAGAACTAGGCAAGGAAGGTGAGTATGCAGGTACACACATTATGTTATTTGACGGAGACGAAGAGCTTAAGATATGGTTCACTTTAAATAAAGGAATGACAATACAGCTTAAAGGGTCTAGAATTAACATAGGACAGGATAAGGCTATTACAATAGAACATAGCGATACAGCATCTTCTATAGAATTAAGAGGTGGAGAGATTAATATAACCTCTAATAGTGTAATAAATATGACATCAGGAAGTGAGATAGAAGCAACGTCAAACGATATTTGGATGAACGGAAATTTTGTTAAAGTTGGACACGGTCCTATTTATGGAAATGCTGTTTTAGGTGATACTTTATTTTTACTACTTACTCAAATGGCTACTATGATCGATGCTAAGCTTCCTACTACTTTAGGAGCTGCTGCTACTTTAGTTGAAACATTTAAAAGTTTTGCTCTTTCAGAAACAGTTAAGGTATCTAAATAGAATCATCATATGTGATCATATTTATATTATTATCTTTTTTAAACTTTTCCCAACTGTCTGAATCCATTATATTAGGAAATCTTTTACCGCCATTGCATGTTTTCTTAACATACATTTTAGCAGGAACTTGGCATCCGCAAAATATACAATATCCATATGTCATGCAGTCTTCTTTACAGACATTTGCCCTATATACAACCTGCTCGCGCTCATGCTTAGGTAAAAGGTTTAATTTATCTCCTAATCTCTTGAGGTGCCCTTCTATAAAATAGAATATATTTCTAACCATACTTTATATTATACTTACTATAAAACTTAATTATAGTTTTCTGTAAGATACTACATACATGAAAGATTTTTATCAAATATTAGGAGTATCTAGTAATTCGTCAGATTCTGAGATTAAAAAGGCATATAGAAAATTAGCGATAGCACACCATCCAGATAAAAATAAAGAAGGGTCGGATTCTAAATTTAAAGAAATAGCAGAAGCTTACGAAACTTTAGGTAATACTACTAAGAAAGAAAAATATGATTACTTAAGAAAAAATCCTTTTTCAAGAAATTATAATGACGGTTTTAAAAATAGTAGAAGAAATCAACAAGATCACTTTAGCGAATGGGTAAATAATCATAGTGGGTTTAGGACTACATCTAGTAAAGTAAACACTTCGTATTTAAATATATCAGAAAGTAAGACTGTTTCTCTTGTTGATGCAATAGATGGTAATCCAATTAACATATCATATAATAGAAAGATAGTCACCTCGGATCTTAAAAGTGAATCTGAGGATAAAAATATTAATGTATATTTGAAATTAGCAGATAAGTACGCTAATCTTATAGAAGAAAAAGGAAAATTTTACGTTAAAATTAAATTAGAGTCACTAGGTAATGAATCGGTTTCTAATAGGGTTAATATATGGGGAGATCCTGAAATAGAAGTTCTTAAAGGTGACTACATATTAAAAATTAGAATAGACTTGCCATTAAATATTAAATTAGAAGGCAATAATATAATTCAATACTTAGATGTTCCGTTAAAAAGTGTTATATTAAAAGACGAAAATATTGAGGTTACTACTATACTAGGAAAAAAATATAAAGCTGAGATAAATTCACCAGAAAAGCTAAACGATTTAAAATTCAATATAAGAGGATCCGGATTAAAAGGTATGGATGGGAAACTAGGTAATTACATTATACGGTTCAATGTTATGTGTCCAGACTTGTCTAATACATCAGATAGCGATTTAAATAAGCTTAAATCAATCATTTCTTAACTTATATAGTTCAATTTTTCAATTTTTTAAAATTTATTTCTTATAAATAATAAAAAATTGAGAGCTATTGGAAAATCTTAATATTAATAATCAATCAACTGGTAACGGTGATGTTGTGTTAATAGTTGAAAACGTAGGAAAAGATTTAACTGTTAAACGTAATGATCCTAAAAATATTATTCTAGAAGGAACATGCGCAGTGTTTGGAAAAAAGAATAATAATAATAGAGTATATGAAAAAGATGAATATCTTCCTCATTTATCATACCTTAAAGAAAAAATAGAAAAAAGAGCGTTAGTTGGGGATTTAGATCACCCGCCTCATTTTGATGTTAACTTAAAGAGCGCATCTCACATTATAGAAGATTTATCATATGATGGAGGAAACGAAGTTAAGATTAAGTTAAGAATATTAGAAGGAACTCCTAATGGTCAAATAGCTAAAGCTCTATTAAACGGGGGAGTTAATTTATCTATATCATCAAGAGCTGCAGGTCAAGTATTGAATGAAGGAAAAGTAAAACTTCATAAGATTTTTACTTACGACCTAGTAGGTGAACCTGGATTTACTGAAGCTATATTAAAAAATACAGTAACTGAGTCTTTAAAACAAGATTTTAAAATGATCACAGAAAGTTACGACTATCTTAAAAATGATTCATATGTAGAAAAAAACGAACTATCTGATATTTCAGAAAGTTTAAATTTTGCAGATAATTATAAAATCTATAAGATGGATAAGATAAATAACACTATAGAAAATGTTTTAGAAAACTCTATGGAAACTCAAAATAATAAAAACAACATGTCTGATAAGTATGTAACAGTTGATAGTATGGATAATTACTCTCAAATGCTTAAGAAACAATTTGCAGAAATTAAAGAGCAGTTAGGCTCTAAACAAGACGATTCAGAAAATTCTGAATTAGATTCAATTAAAGCATTCGTTAATGAAATGGCTACTAGTGTAGAAGGATTAATTAAATATACTGACTATTTATCTACAATGGTAGATAAGTCTATTAATTATACTGAGCATATTGCAGAAACTACTAATAGTTCTATTGCTTATTCATCTTACTTATCTGAAAAAATACAATCAAGCATCGAACATCAAGATTATATTGCTGAAAAAGTAGATCAGAGTATAAATTATGCTGAATATATTAAAGAGAACGTTAATAAGTCAATTAGCTACCAAAACTATTTAGCTGAAGAATTAGATCAGTCTATTCAATATTCAGAATATGTAGCTGAAGGTTCTAACAAAGGAATAGAATTTGCTAATTACTTATCAGAAGCAGTTAACGATAATAGAAAATATTCACAGTATATTGCTGAAAAAGCAGGTCAAGGAATTGAATATAGCGAATATTTAGCTGAAAGTTTTAATTCTGAAGAAGCAGGGTTAGGAAACAGATCGCTATTAGGAAAAGTTGAAAAATTAGACGAATCTACTTCAGTTGATGCTTTAGTTAATAGCGTAAAAGAAGTTATTTCAGAAGTAACTACTGATTCTGCAAAATCAGTTTTAGAAAGCAGACATCCTTTCTTAAAAACTTTATCTGAAGAAAATAAAGAAGGATTCTATAAATTAGATACAGAAACTAAACAATCGATTGTAGAAGCAATTGGAGCTTCGATTTGGTTTAATGAATCTGATGTTATGGGAATAATGGAAGCTGTTATTTCTACTAAGAATCAAAACATTCCTAATCATATTAAATTTATGCCAGCAGAATACAAATCTACTTGGTCTAATATGAATGAGAATGAAAAGAATAGAATTCATGCTAAATCTCAAATATATCAATTAAACACTCCTTATCAAGTTAAATCTTTTTGGGACGAACAAAATTTAGTTCAAGTTAAAGAAAGAGTTGAGATCGAGCAGAATAACTTAAAATTAAATGAAAAACTTAACGAAAGCCAAGGTACAGAAGGTATGATATCATTAGATACAGTAGTTGAGCACAATAGAGGTTATACCTCAAATTACCTAGATACACTCGCAAGACGAGCAGAGTATCGTAAATAAAAAAATCATTTGTAAAAATGGCACGTACAAAAATTTTTAAACGTTCTGGCGACGCTAAGATGGACCAAACTTGGAATCCAATCTTAGAAGGTTACGGAGCAAACTTAGAAAAGACGCCTTGGTTAGCTGAATATGCACACAACCACGCGATTTTCGACAATACTTCTCCTGTATTTGAGCAGTATACAGGACCAGGGGTTCTATACCAAACACCAACATCTCTTCCAGGAATTGGAGCAGCAGGTGCACCAACTAGTACTCAGACTCCGTTCTCGGCAGCAGGAGCAAAAGGAGGTTATGGTACAGCAGACACTGGATCAGGGGACAAATTCCCTTCATTATTACCTGTAGCTATTCAAGTTGCAGCAAAAACTATTGGATTTGATTTAGCTCCAGTAATTCCTATGGATTCTCCAGTTGGTTTCTTACCTTACTTGGATTATTTATATACTGGTGGTAGAACTGATAGTGACTTTGAGCCATTTATGGTTAAACTTCAAGGAGTAACTCAAACAACAATCGGAGCAAGTAACGCGATTGCAGCAGGAGATAGGTTAAACTTTACTAATGTTGCAGATGCACCAGATTGTGACTTTGTAGGATTCTCTAGAGTTGATGGTCACATGATCGTAAAAATTAATGCTGAAGCAGCTAATGCTGCAAGTACTTCTGTTGCTACACAGCTTAACGCTGGTGGTCCAGTTCTTACGTTCGGAGCAGGTCCAGTTAACACTACTGACTTCACGATCGCAATTGCGAATGTTCAGTTAGTATCTGCATTAGAAAATCATATCTCAGGATTTACTTCGGTATCTGATGCTGATTATCAAACTACTGCATTTAATGGTCCTTATATGCCAACAACTGGTTCAGTTGCTGGAGGAATGAAAAGAGAAGAAAGTGAATCATCTAGGTTCAGACAAATGGGTCTTAGAATGTTTACTAAATTCATTGAAGCTAAAACTGATCAAGTTGCGATCTCTGCATCTGTAGAGCAAATCCAAGACTTGAACAGAGTATGGAACTACGACGTTGTTTCTATGTTAGAAAACGTTGCAGTTAATGATTTAGCTCAGTCTATTAACAAGCAAATCGTTGATAGAATCTTTAACTTAGCTGACAAGCATAATACTGCTATTGATTTAGTTGAAGGCGCTAACATTACTAAATTAGATTTATCTGCTAGTGGTGGATTCGAAAACGTTTCTACTCTTCAAAGAAGATTGGTTACTAAGATTCTTGAAATATCTAACTTAATTTACCATAGAGGTAGATTTGGAGCAGGTACTTTCATGATCACTAACGGTAGAATTGCTTCTGCACTTGCAGATGTTGCTGGTTACTCAATTGCTACACATTCAACTGATATGGGTGGAGTTGCAGGTAACTTATACCCGGCTGGTAAAGTTTACGGAGTACAGGTTTACGTTGATCCAAACCTTTCGTTTGGTGATTCTAGAATTTGTATCGGTAGAAAAGGAGCTGATGAAGAACCAGGTCTTAAGTTCATGCCTTACATCATGGCAGAATCTCTTCAAACTATTTCAGAGGGAACTTTCTCTCCGAAAATCGGAATGAAGTCTAGATATGCTATTGAAGAAGCAGGATGGCATCCAGAAACTCAATATGCAAATATTGCGATGACTGCTGGTGATATCGGTAAATTAACTGGTAGTGTTGCACTTTAATAATCTTAATATTTAGATTATATTATATAAAAAGGGAATCATATGATTCCCTTTTTTATTTTATTTAGATTTAATATCTACCTCTTTGCATTGGGGACATACCGTTTCCCATTTTAATTTAGTTTTTCCACAATTAGAACATACTACTACAACATCATTTTTATTAGCTAGCATCTTTTAATAGGTCTTTTATTTTATTATACGCTACACTGTCATGATCTACGACAACTCCTATTGCATCTATTATTCTAATTATATGTTCTATACTATTAACTTTTTTAAAATCAATAGAGTACTTCTTAATGGTATCTTTATTGTTCATTATTAATCTATGCTCTTCCATTCTAATATTGTTTTTTTATAGCAGACTTAAGATTTTCTAGATCTAATTTATACATATCTACTGGCTTAGTTCCTTTAAGCTTTTTAAGATCTTCCTTTTTAATTCCTACCATCTTAAGAAGTTCTTCGTACTTTTCTTTGGTTAAAGAATGAATTGGCATACTAAGTAAATATGAATAAGAACCTTCTATCTTATCAAATGAATTATCAGTTAAGGACTTAATAATTTCATTTTTAGGAATATTATTTATCTTTAGCTTATTTTCAATAATCATCTTAATAAACTTAGCTTTATTAGTTAATAAGGTTAATTCATCAGATATCTTATTGATAAGATGCCGTTTTCTCTTAGTGTAAAAATCTAATCTAAACTTAACAAAATATTTAATTATCTCAGTTGAAGTATTAAATACTTTAAGTTTTCCTTCCTCGTCTAATACTGTGAAATTTTCAGTTTGACGCTCTTCCATCTTAAGGAATTTAGAGAGCCTTCCTTTTTTTTCTATCTCAGCTAAACTGGCTCTAGTAAATTTTATAACGTAATTAATATCAGATTTACAATTGTTTTCATAAGAAGAAATTTTTCTAATGTCCTCTAGGTTGTTTAAGTAATCGTCGTATTTTAGATATGTTATAGAAGGAGGCAGTTCAGATATATCTACTGTGGTAGTATTCTTTATTTTATAGGATCCATAAAAAGTCCAAGACCCGTTAGTATCTTCCTGTTTTACACATTCTCCTTTAAATTCATTTATCCAAGGAATAGGCTCTTTAAAGGGTCTACCCGCTAGTTCTTTTAAGCAGCAATTAATTAGGTCTAAAGGATTTCTATTTAATATGTTAGTAGCAAAGCCTACAGCTATTCCAGAGCTCCCATTTAATAAAACAGTAGGTATTATTGGTAGAAAGTAGTCGGGTTCAATCTCGTTGCCCTCTTCATACTTAGAGTTAAGTAATTCAAAATCCTTATATAGTAATCTAAAGTTTTTATGAAGTTTAGTTGAAATATATCTAGGTGCACCTGCATCTGGAGCTCTAAGAGAACCGAATTGTCCTATTTCCTCTATTAGTGGCATTGAGTTTTTAAACTTTTGTGCCATTCCGGTTATTGCAGAATTCATACTTGAATCTCCGTGGTGGTAATTTACCTCTGCTGCGATCTTACCTCCTAATTGATAAACCTTCATAGGTTTAGTTGATTCGCTCTTCCAGTGCTTATTAGATGCATGGATTACTTTCCTTTGAGTAGGCTTTAATCCATCTATTACTGACGGTATAGCTCTACTTTCGATTACATATTTAGCATATTCTTTGTAATCATTGTCTAAATATTCTGATATTGTTGCGTTTCTCATGTTAGCTTAATAATCGTTTTTTTCTTGGAGTAGAATCTCTACCAAACCATGCTTCTAAAGAATCTTTAGAGTCTTCATCTATTTTTAATCTAACTAGGTTAGGATTTTTAATTATTTCTTGATATTCAATATCGGTCAAGGCAGCAAGTCCTTTTTTATATTCCATATCCCATTTTGATATAAGTCTTCCTTGTTTTTCTATAAAACTAGCAAGCTCTAAATTAGTGTATATCTTTACTACTTTAGTTCCCTTTTTAGCGACAACTAATGGAGTCATTACCTTATAGATCATTCCAATTTTAAATAATTCAGGCCAATATTTAGCAAAAAAGTTTATTAATTGAGCAGCTATACTATTTCCATCAGGATCAGCGTCAGTGTATATGTATATTTTACCATATCTTAGCCCTTTAGGCTCTTCTCCTAACTTTAATCCTATAGAACCCATTAAGCCTTTTACTTCTTCATTACTTATTACTCTAGAGTTAGGTAACTCATGTACGTTTATAAATTTACCCTTTAACGGAAATGCCCCCATCATTTGAGTGTCTCTAAACTTACGCACAGCAGATGTTGCTGAATCTCCTTCATATATACCTAATATACAGTTTCTACGATCTCCTTTCTTTTGAGCGTCGATAAGTTTTTTAACCCTACCCTTGTCTAATGCCTTATTTAATTTTCTAAGTTCTGCACGTTCTGCAGCAAGCGCTTTTCGTTCAACCCAGTCTAAAACTGATTTGATTATTTCAGATCCAAATACTTCTTTAGCTGTTTTTTCACTTAAAATGTGCTCTGATTTAAATAATCTATGCTCAGTTATTAGTTTTTCTTTAGTTTGAGAGCTAAAAGAAGGATTTATGATAGTACAATCTATAAACATATGTAAATGATTGCGAATATCACTAGGTTTTACCTGTATTTTGTGCTTTTTATGTATCATTTCTCTTAATTGAGAAATTAATTGATTTGTTATGTAATCTACATGAGTACCTCCATCTTTAGTGTGAACTGAATTTACATAACTAGTATTTTTAAACCCTGAATCAGATGTCGCTATTCCAATTCTAAAATCTTTTGATTTTTCATAGAAAAATTCACCTGGATTATATAGACTTATAAAATCTTTGAAATCTTTGAATTTTAGCCTATTACTAGACCTCTTTTTATCTCTTATTGTAGTAAATACTATAGTTAGTCTAGTATTACAAGCAGCGATGTCCAGGCATCTTTTAAATATGATATCGTGAGAGTTTATATCTATAGATTTCATATTAAATCTAGATAAATCTGGAAAATATGCAATTTTAGTAAAACCTTTAGCTCCTTTTGATATTTTAGGAGAGGTTCTATCTTTCATGTTATTTTTAAATACCTGATCAAAAGTATTAGTTTGATCACAAGTAGAAATTGAGAATTTATTACTAAATATGTTAGTAAGAGTTGCGCCGACTCCATTAGTTCCTGCGACATCACGATCTTTAGAATCATCAAAATTAGAACCTGATCTGAGGTTTGAAAAAATCATTTCAGGAATCCATTCTTTATGTTTAGTATGCTTCTTAACTGGAATTCCTCCATTATCTAAGACAATTATTTCTGACGTGTCTAAATTTAGAGTTACTTTTATTTCATTTAGTTTTTTATTTCTTCGATGTTCATCTACTGAATTAGATATTATTTCATCGAATAATTTAATAAACCCTGGATTATATGTTACGCTTCTCTGTTGTATTTCTGATCCGCTATATACCTCCAATGTTTCAGTATGTAAAGCAGTGGAGCCGATATACATACTTGGGCGATTTAGTACATGTTCACGGTCTGTTAATTTTCTATACTTATCATCTAAATTTGACATAGTATCATATTACTTTTTTTGAGGCAATCTTTTAATTTTTATTGCCTTTTTAATATAATCAGGAACATCACTTGACATTACTTGATCAAAACATGAATCTAATATATAAGTCTCAGCCCAATCTTCATCATTTCTTATAGATCTACCATATGATTGTAAAACATCAATTAGAGTCTTCCAATTATACCAATCAGGCCTAGTTTCTAATCTTTTTTTTATTTTAATGCTTCTTAGATTTGGAAAAGGCACTTTTAATATTATTTGAAATCTAGACAAATCATCTTTTAAATCTATACCGGTCATCATAGATGGAGAAACTAAAACTGTTTCAAATTCCGATTCTAGATGTTTTACTAGATTTTTTTCTCTGGTTTTAGATTCATGAATTAGCAACCTTTTATTCTTTATTGATTTTTTAATCCAGTCACTAAGTCCATAGTTACCTGAATGAATGATGCCTTTATTGTCTTTATTTTTTTCTAAAATGCGATTTATAATAGGAACTGCTCTTTTAAAAGTGTCAGCCTTGTCGTAATACGACATTTTACCAAATTTTAGGTATATTATTGGCCTTTTATCTTCGTTAAACGGACAAGGTAAAGATAGGTATGAATTATCTTCTTCAGTTATTCCCATTAAAAAATTAAATATTGAAGTATTTAATATAGTACCTGACATAAATATAACGTGATCATATTTGTCCCAAAATAACTCTTTCATGTATGCGTTACCCCATATAGGCTCCACTAATATCTTAGTTACTCCATTATAGTCCAACGTTTTATCAAATACCCAATTACTTTTATATATAGACCTATCCTTAATAAACCTTTGAAGTTTACATAGATACTTATCACAATAACCAGCTTTTGATACAAGTTCAGATTTTTTCTTTTTACCTCTAGCTGCCTTTGCGTCGTCAATTAATTGAACCATCTTAGATGTAATTTTCGGAACTATAATTCTGCTACAGTAATCAGATAGTCTATATATGTCTGATATTTGATCTAAATCGTCTATCATGGACGGGTGCCATATGCCTAAGTTAGTTAAACTTCGCTCGGATATAACAGAACTAATAAAGTCACAGAACGCTTCTTCAAAGGAATGAGCTTCATCAATTATTAATAAATTAGCCCCTCTCTCGCTTAAGATATCAGGACTATACATAGAATATGCAGTTATTAGATGATAATTAGTTAAACTTACTCTTTCTGTTTTAAACCTCGATTGGGCTATAGAATGAGGGCAAATTTGACATCGACTGCCTTTTACTTTACTCATCATTTTAGAGTCCCCGCATGACATTAAGTTCTTTTTACACCAATAACTATTATTGCCTTTAAGAGAGGCTATAAAGTCAAAGTCATTAGTATACTGATCTTGTAGTATTTTAGTGTTAGTTAATACGTTAACTTTTGCGTCTTTATTATAATTATTAGTATACCAATCAGATATCATTACTGCTGCGTATGATTTACCAGTACCAGTAGGGGCATCTATGGTTATGAATTTTTTATCTAGGTCAATAGATTCTTTTACAAAGTTTAACATCTCGACCTGTTGTTGGCGAGGTTTATGTTCTAGTTTGATGTTTTTCATAGATATTAAACCTAGGTAGATATTTTATTATATATAATACTAAAAAAGTTAAACTCTCTATAGATAAATAATAAAAATAATGTTAAGTACATGAAGAATAAAGTAATGAATTACAAAGAATTCATGGCTGTATGTAATAGCTGTGGAACTATTGTTAAATCAGATATATCTAATAAGGATGCTAAGACTAAATCTAGCGTAGATCAAGATATGAATAGTGATGTTGTAAAAGGAAAAAGTACTCCTCATTTAGATAGATTTACTAAGGCATACAGCAATACTGTTAAGAACAGAAGTATAGTTAAAAAATAATACGTTTTAATGAACTTAGCAATAACTAAATTCAGTGACTTTTATTTAGCAGAAAAAAAGGGAGATCTTAAGAAGCTTGTCGGTAAAGACGAAGACGAAGAACTTTCGGATACTGACGCTAAAAAAATAGGAATCAAAGTAGCCAACATGGAAGGTTCTGATAAGAAAAAATATGTTGGTATTATTAATTTTTTAGGAGCATCGTGCGGTCTGTATAACCAATTATGGAAAAGTTACACTAAGACACGAGACGCTAAAAAGGATAATGAGAAAAATAAATAAAATAAAATAATCTTTTAATATGGCAGGTTTACCACATTGGGATAATTCAATCGCAGCTAGAAATTATTACGAACCAATATTTAAAAATCAGTTCGAGGTAATTATAACTCCGCCCGCGGCAATTACTCAAGATGTAGATATCTTAGTTGAACAGGTGATATCAATCAGCGGACTACCAGAATTTTTTACTGCTGGAACTACTACGCAAAAATATAAATTTGCTGAAAGAGCATTTGCTAAGGCTACTCCAGAAACTACTTTGGCTACCTTAAAAGTAGTTTTTGAAGTTAACTTAAACGAATCTAATAGTATGTATGTTTATAATACTCTTAGAGGATGGTCTGATGTAATATATGATCCGGCTACAGGTAGACAGGGATTAAAGAAAGATTACGTTGGAGAAATATATGTAGCGATATTTAATAAAGCAGGAGATATATTCAGAGATTTTAAATTCAAACCTGCTTTTATATCTAAAGCATTTAATGAGATGGATTTAGATTATACCAAAGACGGTATTCATCAAATGACAGTTGAATTCGTTGCAGATACAACTAAAGAAACTAGAGTAGGACAAATAACAATCTAAGATGGAAACGTTTAACGTAAAAAGAAGAGATATTTATACATTTGACAATTTTATGGATTTAAAAAAGCCAGGATTCGGAGGACCTGCTTCAGCAAAGCCTCTTAAAGACGCTAAAGGTAAATTCGTAAATAAAGAAAGAAAATTAGAAAAGTATCAAAATAAAGTAGAAAGACATCCGGCTTTTTCTAATCAAGTATTTGACCCTACTTATAAAGCAATGGGAGGAGATTTAGTTCATAAACAGGAAGATAAAAAGAACCCTTATGATTATAAAGATCCGTATGATATGGGGATCGCAACAGTTCCATTGAAAGCAACTAACGAAGGTACTTGTTTTACTGATTTTAACGAATTCTTATTTAAAGAAAAAGATCATACTTATTACGTTCTTTAAGATTGGGAATCTTGTTTAATTACATCTAATTCTGATATATCATCTAGCCCTGCGCTATTAAATTCTTTAGGCTCTATCATGCTATAATTAAAATATATAGGATAGTATTCTTCAGATATAAAGTCCATAGCGTTCTTTATTAAAGATACTGATAAATTAGAATTAAGATATATTATATTTTTATACTTTTGATTCTTAATGTTGATAGCCTTATCTAATAGCTTTTTTATTTCGTAGTTAATTATAAACGACTGAACTTTATTAGGGGTAATGAATCTATCATCAAATTTATCCTTTATTATTTTATTTACGTTTAATATATAGTCTTCTTTGCTTTTTTTGCTATATATAGAACTGAAACTTCTAAATTCTCTGATAAAAACTATATTTAATTCTCTTTTTTCGTTCACGTTAATATTCTAATTTAAATACAGAAATGCCTGCTTCTTTTAATATAGTAAGACCTGATGTGTCCCTATATTCTTCTTTGTATATTATTCTTTTAATTCCAGACTGTATTATTAATTTACAACACTCTCTACATGGAGACACCGTTAAATATAAAGTAGAACCTTCAGCGCTTTGAGTTGACTTAGATAGTTTAGTAATAGCATTAGCCTCTGCATGTAAAACAAACCATTGAGTATTTCCATTCGCATCTTCACAGTCATTAGTAAATCCGGTAGGAGTTCCATTATATCCATCAGATATAATCATCTGATCTTTTACAATAAGTGCACCTACTTTTTTTCTATGGCAACAAGAATTTTCAGACCATTCGGATGCCATTTTTAAGTAAGATATGTGTTTCTTTAGCTCTTTTTCAGTCATTATATTTTATTTAATACAAAGTTATATACGTCACAGTCATTCTCAAAAAGTCTAGTAGGATCTAATGTATGATTATATAATCCTTTTAGTTTATTAGTAGGCTCTCCTGTAACTTCAATAAAAGAATCTTTTAATGTTCCTATTGATTCAGGATAAAACTCGTCGTCTAACATTTCTTTTACCAAATCAAAATGTCTCTCATATATATGGAAAGAATCTACTGTATGGGAATATGAACCTATTTCTAATCCAGGATACATCGGTTTTAAATGCAGTACTGCCTGCTGCTGTAGCATTGTAAAAAAAGCAATATCAGTAGGAGTTCCTAGTATTGCATCGTTACTTCTCATTTTTACTGAAAAGTGTAACTTATTATCTCTAATATGAAAATTACTATACATCGTACATACAAAATCTTTATTTTCATGATGTTGATGTTTAGGTAAATTAAAATGCATTACTGCCTGTCGAGTATCTTTATCTTTTATAAGAGAAGAAATTGCCCAGTCGTATTGTGAAATTAATTCTTCGACACTAGGTTTGAATATTAGATTTCCATATGCTGAATTTACAGTTCCGTCCGGGTTTTGTATACTTTCCCAGAACTTTGCATATTTTTTAATAAATTCAGCGTCGTTTCTTCCTAAGAAGTACCATAGAAACTCTGCAGCTATATACTTATATTGAGATCCTCTTCGACTATTATTATAAGTAGAAAGAATAGGATTATCTATAACTAAAGTCGTATTTAATATTTCTTTACATTTAAGTCCTCTAGGTGAGGATTCAAAATCAGGAAGATGTAATAGTTCATCTAAACTATCTCTATACACTTCAGCAAAAGTTTTTCCTTTATATACTCTCATCTTTATAATTGATTTACTTAGATATATTTTATACTAAGACATTAATCGTGGTTTCATTATGTTTTAATGTTTGATACTATTTCCATTTCTGAAAAATGGTTAGGCATAGTTACATTTATATGCTCGTCAAAACATTCTTCTGGTAAAGTCTCGTGAGAAATTACGAATATAGTCATATTATACTTATTAGAATATTCTCTAAGTATATCTATTGCCATATTAACATTGTTTTTGTCTAGTCCGCTGAATATTTCATCTAAAAATAAAACATTCATTTTATTATATTTCATTTTAATAAGTTCAATGAATGCTAATAGTACAATCAGATTCATTTTTTTACGTTGACCTGTAGATAGACACTCTACTGAAATTTGCATTCCAATATGATATATTACAGGATTAAATTCATTGTCGAACTCAAATTGAAATTTAAACTCTAGCCTATCAGATATGTCAGCGATTCTACTATTAAGAGTTGGTAGTATCTTATCAACCATTACCTTTTTTATTCCTCCATCAGATAATGCTCCTCCTAATACTGAAAATACTTCGAATTCCTGTCTATATTCAGATTCCTGTAATTCTAAACTTTTAATGTTTTCATTAATTGTTTTTATTATATCAGAAATAGTAGACTGACTCTGTTCTTGGTTTTCAGTTATTAACTCAGATTCTAATTCTAATATAGTACCTTCTATTTGAGATACTTTAGAATTAAATGAATAAAAATTTTCTTTAGCTACCTCTTGTAGGTCCTTTATCTTTTCTAAGTCCTTGTCTATTTTATACTTTTCTTCTTTTATAATCGTTATAGATTTTAAAAGCTCTACTTTTTTATCTAGTATCTTATTTTTTATTTCTACTGCTCCGCTAGTCTCTAAATCAGAAAGACAATGTGGACATTTATTAGAATCATGAATCTTAAGTTTCTTATCACATTCAGACACAAAACTATTAGCCTTAGTCGAAGAATCTCTTTTTATATTAGACTCATCTGTTAGGTTAGAAATATCTTTTTTATGCTTATTAAATTCTAATTTATGTTCTTCTTTTTTGATATTTAAATCTGTTAGCTGCTCTTTTAAATTTTTAATTTTAGAGTCATTAGACTTTTTTATCTTTGATTTTAAAGATTCAAGTTGATTTTTAGAGTTGTCTAATAGGTTTTTATTTGTTTTTATCTCTGACTCTACTATCTTTATATCTTCTTTATTTTTAGAAATATCAGATTTAATAGTATCTTTTATTTCGTTTAGTATGTCGATACCGAACATTGGATCTATTATCTTTCTTTTGTCTGATGCAGATAGCGTAACGAACGATTTAAAATCATCAAAGGATAGGCTTACTGTGTTGCAAAATATAGAAAAGTTTAAATCTAATAGTTCTTTTTCTATGTATTCGTCTATTTTCTTTTTGTCTGGTAGGTTATGAGGAACTCCATTAACTTTTATTCTATGAAAATTAGGGTCTATTCCTCTTTCTATTATTATATTATCTCCTCCGGTTGTTTCAAATTCGTTATATGTATATGCGTTCCTATTTATCCAATTAGGAAGATCTTTCATTTTGCGTATAGCAGATTTTCCATATGTAGATACAGTTAACGCTTCTTTTATAGAAGATTTACCTGCTCCGTTTTCTCCTTGTATATGAACAAGCTTTGGTGAATTTCCAAATTTATAAGCCTGTGTCTTATTTCCATAAGACACTAGATTTTTCCATCTAATTTCTTTGAATTTCATTTATACTAACGATTTAAAGGTAAATAAGAAGATAATGTGTATTTAGGAAAGATTATATTAGTCATATCTTCTATTTCTAGAATAGTAGTTTTATACTTATCAAAAGAATATTTTGATTTAGAATTAGGTATCACATACGACTCGGTAGATATGTTTCCATCTTTAAACTTATAGATTATTTTATAATATTTTTCTGGAACCGATACTTTATTCATACCAATAGTAGGAAGACCATCAAATAATACTCCTGCTGTATATACATATAGACTATCACTTGACTTTATTAAGCCTCTTACGTGTGATTCTAATGACTTCCATATTCCTCTATTAAAACCTGGAGATTGAGGAGACATGTTAGACATTAAAAAAGTTTCATTCATTTGATCTTGGTTACATGACTCATCTGCAGATGGTTTTAAATGTCCTCTGTCAAATCCTGATTTATAATAATCAATAAGTCCAGCGGAACCTGATTCAATATCAATATCTGGTTTAAATTTATTCTTTCTTTTTGCTTTTACTATACATTTAATATCACTGGGTAATATCTTATAGAAAACCCAATTAGGTTGTTCATGTTTTTCGTTATAAGATAGACTAAATCCGTTTCTATGTACGGTCTGATTATTTAAATCATTAGGTTGAATATACGCAGATATCGAAAATATGCATATAAAGAATGTTAATATTTTTAAGTTTAAATTATTCATATTGCTTTTCTTTATTTTTAGATCTATCATATGCATCAGTAAATACCTTTATTATATTTTTTGATATAGCATGAGGAGTGTCTCTAGACTCTAAGTATATTTTAAGTATTTCAAATATATTATACTCATAATTATCATCGATGTTTAACTCTTTTTCTTTTAATGAACCTCGATCTTTAGTAAACGGTATAAACTCAATAGTTCTATGTCCACATCCAGTTATTAGGTCTAGAAAATTAGTTAAAGGAAAATTCTTAGACATTTCGCTGTCTATTAATACATCTACAAAATTATTTTTAAATATTTTAGATATTTTTTCAATATTTAAATCTAAAATTTCATTAATATTTACCTTAATATATCTAGGAGAATGATCATTTTCATAAAATGTCTCTAATATATCATCAGATTCCATATTTAATTTATAGAATCCTTTAGTATTTCCACAGTCTCCCCTGTCTAAGTGAAATGGAGTTCCGAGATATACTATATTTTTAGCTGATTGTCTTATGTGTATGTGTCCTGAATATATTTTTTTAAAAGACTTTAGATTTAAAGGGTTTAATCCGTGCTCAATTTTTTGAAATCTATTTAATTTAAAGTTTTTTATATCAGAATGACACAGGACATAGTCAACTGTATTAACGTGTTTTTTGACAATATCAGTTATTTTTTTATCGTCGTTCTCCCAGGGTAACATCAAAAACTTATGTTTTCCGTTTATTTCTAAAGTTTCAGGCTTTTCATAGATCTTAACGTCTTTATATAATAAGTCTATCTGCTTTAACGAGTGTATGTCGTTTCTATCTTTGTAATATACATCATGATTTCCAAGAATAATATGAATACCTTTTTTAAATTCTTTAGTTAATCTATCAAATATCTCAATCTGTTGATTCG